ATCTATTTCTGTTGATTCAAATTCTTCTTCCATATTTTATCCTTAATATCCAAAAGTGGGATCTGATGCTTGAAAGCCAGTGCGCTGGGCAGCGGGATCAAAATCAAATATATTGCTTCTTGGTCTAGTCATTATACCATAACGTAAAGCATCATACAAGTGGTCTTCTGCATGTGTGTCTACATCTTCTGGATTATTTTTATCAAGAGGTAGACCTGGAATTTGTGAAATTGTGTTTACACAAGTATTAAAAAACACCATTCTAGGTTCTTCTGTAAACTCATCTATCTGTAAACGTCTGTGTACTTCATTTTTACCTGCTACACGAGAACCTTTAGATCTGTCTGAAGGTCTCCATCTACAACCTTTTAGAATCATCTGTTCAGCAAGGCTAGGGCCAGTATCACCACGATTATGCCACAAAGAAGAGTCAAGAACTCCATACCGCATCTTTTCGTTAGCTTCATCTTCTATATCTAGTATAAGATCAGCTAGATCTGTAGCTGTAACTTTAGATACATATAGTTCTCTATAAACTACTAGTTGCTCTGATCCAGGAACTATAGTAAACCAAAGAACCCCAGTGTGGGAGCCATAACCATAGTCGCAAGCTCTAAAGCGTATCCAGTTACTTGGTATGTCGTATGGCTCAATGACATGGTCACGTCTGTTAAATTCTGGGAAAGCTGCTCCTTCGTTAACATCCCAGTCACCTTCAAGCAACTGTCTTCGTTGATGTTCAGGCAAAGATAAAAGGTTGGCTTCATAAAGTCCATCGTCCGAAAGATAAGGATTGTCGAAAAGGGTGGCTGGAATAAACTTCCGTTTGAACAGTGGCTCACCCTCTCGACTATGACCTTTCGGCCAAGTGATCACGTCACCATTGTCATCAGTAGCATGGAACGACTTGTTTGGAGTCTGAGGGTCAATGAATGTTCTCTTTACCCACTGATGCCCAGGGCCACCTGGGTTGCTTGTTGCTCTCATATACAGTGGCAAACCAGATGCCCTAGTAGTACGGAGACGTGATCTCATGTAGTTCCATGCATAAGGTGTCGGCCATTGTGTAAGTTCATCAAAGCCAATCCAGTTAAAAGCTTGACCTTGGTATCTCATAACGTCATCATCTCTATCAAGATATGACATCCACAATGTAGCACCTGATGGAGCTACCCAAGTCTTATCTCTTTCCATAAACTTAATTCCAGGAATAGCTTTTGGATAGAGTTGTTTACTTACCGATATAAGTTCTCTAAGCTCTTCTGTGCTACGGCGCACAAGAAGCATTCTCGCATTTGGGTTCCCCAAGTAGCGTACAGGGTCGGCAACCATTGCATAGGATTTACCTCCACCAGCAGCACCTCCATAAAGAACCTCCTGTTCAGTTGAAGCCAAGAACCTAGTCTGTGGTCCAGGGTTTGGTTCAAAAATTACCTCTTGTGCAACCTGCTCAAAGTCTAACTCTTCAGGCTTCGGTTGAGCTGGTATACTCTTTTTGACCGAGGAGCCTACCTTCGAGCCTTTCCGCTTTCTCAAGGGCTTCTTTGTAGCGTTGGGCGAGGTAGCGTTGAGTTGCAGCTTCTGTCTTACGTTTTCGCTCAAGTTTTACTCTCTTATATAAACCTACGTGGGAAATATATCTTTCAGATTGTGTACTGAGCCAAGCAGCTACTTCTCTGTAGCTATAACGTTTAAGGTGTTTTTTAGCCAGCTCAAATAGTTCTAGTTCTTGTGGAACTGGTAGTAGTATATCACAATCATCTGGGTCTTGTCTATAGCCAAATGGCACATGACTGCCTAATCTTACTACAGGTTTCCAGACATACTCACCACCTACAAAATCTGGCTTAGGTAAAGTCCAAGTTTTATTAGTCTTCATCCGCTTTTTGTGGCAGAATAAATAGTGGATTTGCAGCAGAAACTTCTACTTTTTCTGTCTTAATAAATCCACTACGATCTAAGACATCTTTTGCAGCTGCCATCTTTTCTTTGTTTCCTAGATCTGTTGGGTTATTCATAACTTCAAACATTGAATATGCAGCTTTTGTTGCAGACGAAGCAATAAACTTTTTAGTTAGTGCTGCAATCTCATCTGCAAGTGGCTCTGCTACTTGTCTAGAAGTAACAGCATCTGCATACCCAGCAAGCTTTTTAGCTGTTACTAGGTTGCCACCAGCTTCCTCAAAAAGTACATCAAGGAACTTCTGTTGTTTCTCTGTTAAATTTCTAGTCATTGTGTCACCATGTATACGATAAAACCAAAAATAGTAAAACCTATTGCAAGTAGGACAGCTGTTAGAGTCCAAGTAATTATAGCTTCTTGCATTTCAGCTTTATGATACTCTTGATCTTTCTTTTGTTTTCTTATTTTAGCTTCTGTAGCTACAAGCTCATCCCAAGCAGATGGACCCATAGTAAAACTAATGTAGTCCTTAAGCTCTTTACGCATTTGTTCAGCTTTACGTTTAGCTGCAAATACTTCCATAGCTTCGGCTTCTACAGAACCACCTAGTGTTTTCCACCAAGGTGGGTTTTTTGTTTGCTTTTCAGCTTGACCTAGATCAGACATGTGGCCAGCCCATTTAGTTAGCTGGCTTGACATGTCCTGTAAGTCTTTGCCAACAGCAAAACCTTTTTTAAGTGCGTTGAAGGCGACTGTGGCCCCACTAATAATTGTAACTGGGTCCACAAGTCTCCTCCCAAAGAACTCACTTCACACCTTCGTATGCTACTCTTTTAATATCTCCACGTCCAATACCAAGGTCATTTAGTTCACGATCTGACATGCGCCACAAGTACATCTCTGCGATACGGGCATTAGCTTGACGTTGACGTGCTTCGATTAGTCTTTCAAAAAATTTTCTCATTGTTGTCTCCATAAATTGCTGCATTGCAGCTTACAGAGACTAGTTTTACACATATAGTTATACTATACTATTGATAAAAATGCAACCCCGTTACCCGATAGGAACAAAGGTTTCTACTACAGTAACAATAGAATCTATGTGTCCTGCAGATGTAGGCGTAATCTGAATCTTATCACCAGGCTCAAGTACAAGCTCTATACCTTGAAACTCTAAAAAGTCACCAGCACCTAAACTTTTACCCTCTACAAAACCAGAAGCATAAGTTTCAGACGTGTCATACCATTTAACACTAATAGAGTTAGTAGAACCACCTGAGTTATTAACAATAAGATATACTAACTCTGCTGAACAATTAGCAGGGCAAGTATATACGTCTTCTGTTGTAGTTCCTGTATTGTGGCCCCACACAGAACGTTTACGTGAGGGCTTACCCTGCGTAACTAAAGTCATTTCTTCTTCAGCACTTTCTTAGCTGTTTTAACTACCCAAGCTTCGTTTACTTCAGTATCTGGGTCGTCAGCAATAAAATGACCGTCCTCATCACGAGCACGAACCATCTCTAGCTTCTCTTCAGTCTTCTTTGGTGCAGCTTTTTTCTTAGGTTTAGGTTTTGCTTCCTGTTCTGCAATAAAAGCTAAGACTTTTTTATCTTTACTTTTCCAAACACCGTTTATTTTTTTACCGAGGACTCCACCTCGATGACTTACTACTAGATCGCCTTCTATCTTCATGATTTCCTCTTTTTAGCCATTCCGCCTTTGGACATACCTTGTTTATTTTTAATACGTTTAATAGAGCCTTCGATGCGTCTAATCTCAGCTTCTTCTTTTCTAGGAACAACACCACGTTTTCTTTTAGCTGCAGCGGCTGCTTTGAGTTCTTTTATTTGAGCTTGAAGTTTAGCAATGTACTTGTTTACCCCAGACTTACCATCAATTGCAGCTGTAGCAGTAAAACCTATATCTTCTACAGAAGATTTAGTAGTTGGACGTAGCTTAGGTTTTGGAGAAGTTCTCCTATCTGAACCTGGACGTAGTTTAGGTTTAGGGGAAGAAGCAGATCCACCTAAATCTTTACCTTTAGCATTAGCCCAAGCTGTAAGTGCTGCACCTTTAAACTTACCTTTGTTTCTTTTCTTCCAAGCATCTAACTGCTCTTTAGTAACAGCAAGCTTCTTTTTACCGTCTTTACCAGTAAAATACATTGAACCAGCTTTTTGTGCAGCTGTAACTGTTTTGTATTCTTTAGCCATAGTTACTTCCTTGACTTACCGTTAGGCTTCATTGAGGCACCACAATTAGCCATACCACCATGTGCATAGCCTTTTTTTGCCATTCCACCGTATTTGTAACCCATCTTTTTAGCCACTGCTGGGGCTGCTTTCTTCAAAGCTTTCATACCTTCATTCATCGGTTTTTTATCCATTTAACTACTTCCCCTTTTTCTTAGTTGTTTTGTGGTAACCTGTGCCACCGCAATGGGAACAACCTTTGCCTTTACACTTTGGACATTTAACTTTTTTCATTATCTAAACTTTCTAGTTTTAGCCGCAATCTTTTTGGGCTGTTTTACAAATTGCTTACCTTTAGCATTACCTTTTGCCTTTGCCTTATTAGTGGCGGCTTTTTCTCCAGACGACAAAGAGTTCCATGCTGCATCTGGCAGGTACCTCTTTTTACCCTTCGAGGGAGATCCGTCCGAAGTTCTCCATTTCTGTTTGCCCCAGTTCTTTAGGGACTTCTGAGGCTTCTTCATGACTTGTAGCCCCCGCCTTTGGCTTTGTATTGCTTTGCAACCATCTGGGCTTTTCTCGCAGACCATTGTCCAGGTTTGCCACCTTTTGAACCCGCCTTGATTCTTGCAACGAGATTCTTACGCATACTGGGTTTGGTATAGTTACCTGCAGCATTTACTGTGCTTTTCTTTTTAGTAGCCATTACGTATTGCCCCCTTCGACTTTGTGGCAGTGTGGTGTAGCATATGCACCTCCTGCTCTTATATTAGCAGCTATTTGTTCTGCTTCCTCTAGGCAAACTTGTTCACTGTAAAAGGGTTCAGGTTTTGCTATAATCTTACACGACAGAGCCATAGGGTCAAAGCAGACTAGGAGTATTCCTATCCACATCTTAACATCTCCAACGTCTACGTGCCTGACGTAAACGGCTATTAGGATCTTTTGCTGCTTTTGGGAATTGTTTCATTTGACCTGCAGAACGTGCACAATATGACTTTCTACGTTTAGCTCTGGCTCCTGATGGTTTCTTCTCTGTAACAGCAGTTTTTAGTTTTGAACCTGGGTTCTCTCTACGGTACTTAGCTACACCTTTTTTAGTCATACCTGCACCACTTTTAGTTGGACGTTTATGTCCTCCTTTAATGGTATGACCTTTCATGCCAGTGCTTTTTTTCTTAGTCATTATCGTTTACCTGCCCTACTATTTCTAGGAAAAGATCTATTAGCACGTTTAGTGGTTACTGACAGATTCTTTCTAGAATTATCTTTAGGATTACCATTACGGTGATTTACATCTTTACCATCACCTTTTTTAACCACTCCAGCCTTTTTAAGAGTTCTACGTGCAGCATTTCTAGAAGCACGATTCTTCTTTTGTTGAGCAGTGCCTTGGTAATTACTATATTCTTTTTTATAGTTTCTCATAGAATAATTAGGGGGAACACAGGACGTTTGCTATCTTACCCCTACTCCTTACTTAAATCTGTTATGTTTAGGATTATCTTTACGTCCAAATAATCTAAGAATAAAATCTGTAATAGATCTACCTATTTCTGTTGGAGTTGGTAGCAACCAACCTAAGATTAGTAGTAGTATTACCCACGGTGGTATGTTTGTGTTGGTGATGTCTAGATTTTCCACTGTTCCAGTCTCTACCTCTTTTGTTGTCTGAACTATGTCTCTACCTGCTGTGGTAGTCTGCTCTACAGATACGACAGACTGACGATTCTCTTTACCAATCTGTGCATTACTATTTACTGTAGGCCCGCCAGATCCACCAAATGGTAGTAGGGAAGTTAATCCACAGCTAGATAATAATAGGGTCAGGACCAACCATCTCACTTCATACTACCCTTCATATCAAACATTCCCTCATGGTCACGTCCAATATACTTTAACTCTGCTTCAATAGCAGCTATTCTTTGCTTAATACGATTAATATCGTTGATAGACATAGATAAACCATCAATCTCATCCCAGAGTTCATCCACATCTTCCCAGACATAGCCAATCTCCATAGTGTTGTCCTGAACATCACGCTTTAGATTAACGCTTTCTTCTACTGCCATCTTAGATGCAAACTCAGCTACAGAAGCCTCTAAGCTTTTTATAGTAGCTGCTTGTTGAGATACCCACCAAACACCACCAGCAAGTTGTACTGCCATAGCTGCCACTAAGGCTACAGGTACCTTTAAGTTTTCCATTAGCTCATCAATTCAAAGTGTGGTGCATCAATGAAGGGTCTACGTCCTTGAGAACGTCTTAGATCAATGTACGCATTCATTGCATCTTCTGCTGTTCCTGGATAGGATCTGATGTCACCTTCTGACCAGGCTGCTCCCCACTTGATTGCACACCCGATCTGCCTAGCCGCTTCAGCCATAGCATCACAAATATTATCGTAGACATTTAACTCCCAAGAAACGTTAGAACCAAAGTAAGCTACAAGGTCTACAGCATGGGAATACCCATCACCTTGAATCAAATGCTTAGATTTCATAGTCTGAGATCTGCCAGAGGCTACTAACTCCTTTTGAGCCTCTAGGGTACGTACACCGTACGTTACCCCAAAGTCTACATCAGTAAGCTCAATAGCTTTATGCACTGTGGCCACCATATCTGGGTGGACTCCATCTAGTTTATCTAAGGATCTTTGTGATAACCTAAAAGCCATTATCTTCTTCTCATTCTTGATCTCATTGATCTCATTCTAGACATGATGCTGCTAGGTCTTCTTGACATCATGCTACGTCTAGAAGTTGGTCTACGCATTGATCTACTTGTAGGTGTACCTGTAGGTCTTCCCATAGATCTACCTAAAGGTCTTCTAGTGGGTCTACCTGTAGGTCTTCTTGTAGGTGTTCTGCGGCTGGGAGCTGATCTTGAGCTTCTGCTAGGTGGGGGAGGTGGCATCCCTATGGATCTACCTCTACCTGGTGTACGTCTAGTTGTTCTGCTTCTCATTGGTGAGCTTCTACGTGAGGGTACCCGTGTAGACCTACTTGTTGTAGGCCTTCCTCTGCTCATTCTCGATCTTCTCCCATACATTATCTCATATCCTTTGACATTGCTACTTTATTGCCCATTGGTTTACCAGCCATATAAGCTGTTGCACCCATATATGCAGCTACCACACCTGTTTGGGCAATATAAAACAAGCCAAGTAGATCTGCAAGTGCAGAAACTCTAGAATCAGACATCATTGGGGTAAATAAGTAGGTAGTAAAGCCAATCATCATCAACATTGCTACCCAAGCCATCTTTTTCTGGGACTCAGCCTTTTCTTCACGTAGCTCAATCTCTAGCATACGTTCTTTCATAGCTACTTCAGCTTCAGTAATGACTCCATCACCATCTACATCAAAGTCCACAACCATTATTCCCAATCTCTCTTTCGTTCTGGTTCAAAAACATCGTGTTTATTTAGCATACCTTCAAGATACATAGCTCTTTCTACTCTATCTAAAGAATATTTAACACCAGTGTCTTGAAAAATAGCTTCTCGTACGTAGAATACGTCAGATCTTGGTATGTGTACTCTACGTAGTCTACCTTCGTCTTTACTTGCAAGAGCTTTATAGAACTCTTCTAGTACTTTATCCGAGGAATAGATGTTTCGTCGTTGCATATAGTTATACCTTGGGAAAATATGAAGTCAATACTTTAATTGGGACGACAGAAAAAACTTTATTCGTCCAGAAATGGTACTTAAAGTGCACTTAAAGTATTTAATAACTATAAATATATAAGAGTTAATAGATACTTTAAGTA